GTACCGTTTTCCCCCCAAAACCCGCCGACCCCCAAAAAATGTAACTACATTCGGACATAATGCCCGGCGATAGCGACCAGCTGAGCCTGATGCCGGCCGGCGCCGGCCCGGTCCGACGCCAGCGACGATCCGCCGACCTGACCATCAGGGCGCTGCGGGCCGGCGGCCGCCTGGAGCCGTGCGACACCCTGCTGGTGGCCCTGGTCCGCACCAGCGCCGACCGCTGCGACGAACTGCGCGGCGCCGAGGGAAAAGAGTTTCACGAAACCCAGGCGCTGCGCCTGCTGTTCGACCTGGAGGACCGCCTGCGCGGCCTAGGGGGGCCGTCGGATGACGCTTTCGACCAGCTACTGGCCGCGGCTGCTGGTCCCACCACGCCTGGCCACCCCGCCTAGCGGCCTGCCGACCGTCGGCCCCGCGGTCGACGCCGTCGGCGCCGCCCTGTTCGGCCGGCCCATGCAGGCCTGGCAGTCCGCGGTGAACCGGGTGGCCGGCGAATACCACCCGGATACCGGCGAAATGGCCCACGGCGTGATCGTGCTGCACGTGCCCCGCCGGGCCGGCAAAACCGCCATCACCCTGGCCCAGCTGGCCCGCCGGGTGCTCGGCCAGCGCCGCTCCCAATCGTGGTACACCGCCCAGACCGGCGGCGACGCCGGCCGCACCTTCCGCCGCGAATGGCTGCCGATACTGCGCAGCTCCGGGCTGGCCGGCCGGCTGAAAGTGTCGCTGCGGGCCGGCGGCGAAAGTTTCGAGCTGGCCGGCCACGGCTCCAGCGCCACCTGTTTCGCCCCGGTGGAATCGGCCCTGCACGGTACCAATGTCGACCTGGCCGTGATCGATGAGGCCTGGTGCCACGACGACGCCGCCGGCCGCGGCATCGAACTGGCCGTCTTCGCCGCCCAGCTGACCCGGCCCGGCGCCCAAACCTGGATCGTCTCTGCCGGCGGCACCCTGGCCTCTACCTGGCTGGACGGCTGGCTCGAACGGGCCGAAGAGTCGCTCGCCGCCGGCGACCCCGCTATCGCCCTGTTCGACTGGGGCGCCGACCCCGCCGACCCGGCCTACGACCCGCGCGACCCGGCCGTCTGGTGGACCGCCCACCCGGCGCTGGGCGACACCATCCGCCCCGAGGCCCTGGCCGCCGACCTGGCCCGCTCCAGCGACCTGGCCGCCTTCGAGCGGTCGGTCCTCAACGTGTGGCCCCGCCCCCGCCAGCTCGGCCGGGCCCTCGACGCCGACGCCTGGGCCGCCCTGGCCGCCCCCGACCTGCCCGCCACCCCGGCCGCCCTGGCCTTCGACATATCCGCCGACCGCGCCCACGCCGCCCTCGCCACCGCGTCGCGCGCCGCCGACGGGCGCATCGTGGTCCGCGTCGAGAATTACGGCCGCGGCGCCGGCTGGCTGGAAGACGAGGTCAAGGTGTGGCGGCGGGCCAACCCGGCCGGGCTGATCGTGGCCGACAGCCTGGCCGCCGGTACCGTGGCCGACCGGCTCGACGCCGCCGGCGTGGCTGTGCTGCTGACCGGCGGCGCCCAGATGGCCCGCGCCTGCGCCGACCTGGTCGACCAGATCAAGGCCGCCACCATCGCGCACCGCGACCAGGAAGTCCTCAACGACACCCTGGCCGGCGCCGGCCGGCGCACACTGGGCGACGGCTGGTGCTGGTCGCGCCGGCTGTCCGACACCGACATCAGCCCGCTGGTAGCCGCCACCCTGGCCGCCTGGGCCGCCCGCAGCCACCCGCCGCCGCCGGCGCCGTTCGTGGTCACCGCCCGCTGACTATCTGCTGTAGCTACATTTACAGCCGGCCCGCCCGCCTCCACCATTGGGGCCATGTTCGGGTCGCGCAGCCGCCGTCGCCGGGCCACCGCCGACCTGCTGGCCGCCGCCGGCCCCCCGGTTCCCCTATCGGTGGCCGCCGGCGGCGGCCGGGCCAACCCGGCCACCGGCGACCCGTGGGCCTGGGCCACCACCGGCGGGGTCGGCCGCTCCGACGCCATGAGCGTGCCGACGCTGGCCTACATCCGCCATCAGCTGGCCGGCGGAGTGTCATCGATGCCGCTGGAACGATTCCGTATCGACGCCGCCGGCGTCGAAACCCAGCTGGACGGCGGCTGGTGCGCCCGCCCCGACCCGGCGCCGGCTATCAGCTCCAGCATTTTCTGGTCGTGGATCATCGATGACCTGTTCTTCCAGGGCCGCTCCACCCTGGTGGTGTTAGCCCGCGACGCCACCGGCTTCCCGGTCGCGTTCCGCCGGGTGCTGCCCGGCCGGCTCATCTACCAGCCCGAAAGCCTGGCCTGGGGTATCTACACCGGCGAGCCGCCCGTCTACTACATGAGCGAGCAGATACCCAACGAGGATGTGGTCGCCATCGACGGCCCCCACGAAGGTATCTGCGTCTACGGGGCCGGCGTCATAACCGCGGCCATCAACCTGGAGTCGGCGTCAGCCACCGCCGCCGCCGAGCCGCTCCCGAACATCGACCTGCACCAGACCGGCGGCGAACCGCTGTCCCAGGCCGACGCCCAGGCGCTGGTGACAGCCTGGAAGGCCGCCCGCGCTGTCGGCGCCACCGCCTACACCCCATCCAACCTGGACGCCCGCACGCTCGGCTGGTCGGCCGCCGATCAGCAGATGGTGGAGGCCCGCCAGTACATGGCCACCCAGCTGGCCCGCATGGCCGGCGTGAACCCGGTGCTCGTCTCGGCGGCCATGGGCGCCAGCTCCAGCTACGTGTACACCAACCAGGCCGACTACCGCCAGGCCTTCCTCGATGACGTGTTGGACCCATACCTGCAGGCCATCGAAGGCCGCCTGTCGGCCAACGACGTGACACCGCGCGGCCAGCAGCTGCGTTTCGACCGCGACGCCTTCACCCGGCTGCCGCTGCTCGAACGGGTTCAGGTCATGGTGGCCGCGGTCAAGTCGGCGGCGCCGGCCGCCCTGGTTAACCAGCTCGCCGACGCCCTCGACCTCGATTTCCGGCTGCCCGACGACGGCGCCATCCCCGACATCACCCCGCCGCCGCCGCCGGCGCCGGCCGGGCCATCCGTTCCTGCCCCGGCCCCGCCGGCGGCCGCCGCCGCCTAAAAGGAGTACCGCCCCGTGCTGATCGTGACCGCCGCCCCGCCCGCCGCCCTCGCCGCCGACCGGGCCCGGCGCACCATCACCGGGCTGGTGGTCCCGTGGGGCAGCTATGCCCGGGTGTCGACCGGCCAGAACGTGGCGTTCGCCCGCGGCGCCCTGTCGCTGTCCGAGCGGGCCAAACTGGTGGTCGACCACGACCCGGCCCAGCCCGTCGGGGTGTACGTGTCGGCCACCGACACCGACGCCGGCCTGGAAGCCACCTTCCGGGTGCCGGCCGGCGCCCGCGGCGACCAGATCCTGGCCGAAGCCGCCGACGGCCTGCGCGACGGCCTGTCAGTGGCCGCCGACATAGTCGACGGCGACGAAAACGACGGCGGCCTATGGGTCACCGCGGCCAAGGGCCGCCACGTGGCCCTGCTGTCCGAACCGGCCTTCGATGACGCCAGGGTGTCGGCGGTGGCCGCCGCCCGCCCCACCATCACCACCACCACGCCTGGAGGCACCACTATGAGCTTCGCCGCCACCCCCACCGAGCCGACCGAGCCAACCGAACCGGCCCCCGATCCGGAACCGGAACCGACGGTGACCGCCGCCGCCGCCCTGGTGGCCCGCCCGGCGCCGGCGCGGGTGCGCGACCCCTACCCCTACGCCCGGCCCCACCATATGGGCGGACCCAGTTTCGTCTGTGACGCCTTCGCCGCCTCGCCGTGGGGTAACCCGTCCAGCGTGGAGGCCGACCGCTGGCGGCGGGCGCAGATGATGGCCACCGACCCGGCCGCGGTGGAAGCCGCCAAAGTGTGGGTGGCCGGCGGCCGCCCCGACATCGCCGCCGCCCCCGGCGACACCACCAACCAGCCGGCTCTCACCCCGCCCCGCTGGATGCCGGAACGCTACGTGCCGCTGGTCGGCCAGAAAGCCCCGCTGTATTCGGTGCTGACCAAATACGGCACCCCCGATTTCGCCACCCTGGAAGTACCGCGCACGGCCACCGAAACCGGCCTGTCCGGCTCCGGCGCCGACGAAATCACGCCCATCGCCCCCGGCACCATCACCACCACCAACGACACTGTCACCATTCAGGAAGTCGAAGGTTCCTACCAGATTTCGCGGAAACTGCTGATGGGCTCCAATCCGGCCATCGACAAAATCGTCCTCGACGCCCTGGAACGGGCCTGGCTGGCCGATGTCGAAGCCCGCGCCATCGCGTTCTTCACCCTGCCGGCCAACTCCACCGCCTGGGGCGCTACCTACGCCGACGGCAACGGCTTCCATACCGCCCTGAGGGCCGCTATGGCATCGATGGCCGCCGACACCCGCTACACCGCCACCGCCGGCATCCCGGCGCCGAAGGAGTACATCGCAGCGGCCGAAGCCGACGCCTCCGACGGCCGGGCCCTGCTCCCCTACCCGCCGGTGATAAACGCGGCCGGCGAATCCGGCACCGCCTATACGTCGCTGTCGGTGCAGGGGGTGCCGCTGCTGCCCGGCCCGCTCATGACCGCCGACCACACCCTGCTACTCGACCAGTCGGCCGCCAGCGCCGGCTGCTACGCCACCCCGGTCATGAACTTCCGTTTCGAGTCGACCACCACCGCCGGATCGACCACCGAAAACGCCAAGGTGCTGCAATTCACGAAATATTCGGGGGTCGGCTTCTGGGCGCAGCACCCCGGCGGCATCATCCTGATCACCAACAGCACCCCCATCGCGGCCGGCGCCGGCAACGGCGGCGGCGCCAAGGCGCACAAGTAGCGGTGGCGGCCGCCTGGCCCAGCGACGCCGACCTGGCCGCCTGGCTGGGCCTGGCCGCCGGCGACGACACCGAACGGGTGGCCCAGGCCAACGCCGCCGGCCAGGCGGCCGCCGTGCACGCCGGCCACACCGCCGACGCCTCCAGCCTCGATGGCGAACAGTGGCAGGCGGTGCTGGTGCTCGGCGCCTGGTGGTACATGGGCCGCAACCGCCCCGAAGGCCTCGACAGTCTCAACCCGGTGGCGTTCCCATACAGCCGGCGCACCGCCCTTGGCATACTGATGCGCTCCCTGTTCCCCGTGGCGTGATCGAAGACCTGATGGCCGATGTCACCGACGCCCTTGAGGCCGAAGGGCTGCGGGTGGCCCGCGTCAGCTCCGACATCACCCCGCCCGTCTGCTACCTGAAGGTCGGGGCCACCACCGGCGCCGGCGCCGTGCTGGCCGGCGGCAAAGTGGTCACCGTCTGGGTGTACTACATACCTGTCCGCGGGGTCGACAACCCGACGGCCGAAGGCGCCGCCCTCGACGCCCTGCACCGGGCGCTGGCCCCGCTCGGCGTGGCCGACCTCACCACCAGCTGGACCAGCCTCACCCTGCAATCCGACACCTGGCCCTGCCACCGGGCCGACCTGACCGCGGAGGTAACCTGATGGCCACACAAGTAAATCGCGTGGTCGGCACCCTGCACCTGGGCGACACCGTCACCGGCGTCGACATGGAAGCGCAAGTGTCGACCATCGGGGTGCCGCAGACCGTCACCCGCGACGCGGCGGTGACCGTGCTCACCGGCGAACTGATATTCGCGGCCGCCGTGTACAGCCACGCCATGACCGGCACCATGCTGCTCGACTACATGGACCCCACCGGCGTCTACTATTTCGTCCAGTCGAACCGGGGCAACCAGCTGGAGTTCACGTTCGCCCCGTCCGGTACGAACGGCCCCACCTGGGCCGGCACCCTGATCTGTGACGGCTGGAACACCGAAGAGGTCAACTCCGGCACCACCGCCCTGTCGAAGTTCTCGTGGCCCATACAGGGCGACCCGACCATCACCCCGCCGGCGGCCGCCTGATGGCCACCGACGGCTACCAGGTGCAGATCACCAACCAGGTGGCCTTCGACGCCGCCCTGGCCGCCGCCGCCGCCACCGTCGCCGACCTGAAAGGCCCGCTGGGCGAAACGGCCGGCCAGGCCATCACCGACGCGGTGGCCGCCTGCCCCCGCCTGACCGGCCGCCTGGCCGGCGCCCACCACGCCCTGCCGGCCCAGGAACGCCGGGTGCGCCTGGTGTGCGACACCCCCTACGCGGCGGTCATCCACTGGGGCTGGCCCGGCCACGGCATACGCCGCCAGCCATGGCTGGTGGCCACCTGGATGCGAAACCCGGCGCCCATCGAACGTATGGGCCGGGCCGTGCAGGCCGGCCTGGACCGGGCGGCGGCGAAAGCGTGAGCAACCTCACCGACCGGGTGGTTGAAGAGCTGATGGTGGAGGCCCGCGCCCAGGCGCAGGCCAAGGCCGGCGAAGTGTCGGACGGCAGCCTGCCGTGGCTGCGCTTCGACGTGTACATGGAAGACGGCCGCCATTGGCAGGTCCGCCGGGCCGACCAGCGCGACATGCGCCGGGCCAACCTGCACTGCAAGATCAGCGACATTCTGGGCGACCAGCTCGGCCTGGGCCGGGCCATCGCCTGGTCATACCTGCAACGCACCGGCGAGCTGGCCGACACCTGGCCCGATTTCGACCGGGGCGCCATGTTCGTGCTGCAGGTCGGCCCCGACGACGACGACGAAGAACCGGCCGCGGACCCTACCGTGACGGCTACGGCCGACTGATCGGCGAATTGGCCGTGACCATGGGCCTGCCCCCGTCGGCCCTGTGGGACCAAGAACCGCGCGACCTGGCCACCCTGGTCGACGTCATCCGGGCGCGCGCCGAGGCCGCCGATGGCTAAGGCCGCCACCCTCAACATCGACATCGTGGCCAAGGCCGACCAGGCCATCAGCGCCTTCGAAAAGGTCAAAGAGAAAGCCACGTCCAGTCACGCCATGATGAAAACGGCGGCGGTGGTGGCCTCCGCCGCCATACTCGGGGCGCTGGGCGAGGCCACCAAAGCGGCCGCCGAACACGAAGTGTCGGTGGCCAAACTGGCTCAGACCTACCGCAACGCCGGCCAGCCCATGGGCGACATGAAAACCAGCCTGGACGACATCGAAACGTCGTCGCGCCGTACCGGCCAGTCCACCGAGGACAACATCGCCGGCTACACCGACCTGGTGGCCGCCACCCGCTCGACCACCAAAGCCCACCAGGAATTGGCGATAGCCCAGGATTTGGCCGCGTTCAAAGGAATCAGCGTCAAAGAGGCAGCCGACGACATCACCCGCGCCGCCGGCGGCAACACCCGCGCCCTGAAAGAGATGGGCATCCAGACCAAGGACGCCGGCGGCCACGCCCTGTCCGCCGCCGCCCTGATGGACAGTCTGTCCAAGGCGGTGCACGGCCAGGCCGACGCCATGGGCGATACCACCGTCGGAAAGATGAACCGTTACAAGGAGTCGATGGACCAGCTGAAAGAAAAGGTGGGCGAGGCCCTGATCCCGGTGCTGCAACAGCTCATGAATCTGATCCAGCCGCTGGTCGATTGGATGACCCGCCACGCCGCCGTCGTCAAGGTGCTGGCCCTCGTGCTCGGCGGCCTGGCCGCCGTGGTCGAAACGGTCATCCTGGTCCAAAAAGCGTGGAACGCCATGCTGGCCGTCACCAACGCCCTCATGGACGCCAATCCGATAGGGCTCATCATCCTGGCCCTGGCCGCCCTGGCCGTAGGCGTCTACGAGGCCTACAAACACTTCAAACCGTTCCACGACATCATCAACGACGTGTGGTCGGCCCTGAAAACGGTGGGCGACTGGATTTTCGCCCACTGGCGGCTCATCGTCGGCGCCCTGCTCGGCCCGCTCGGCTTCCTCATCCTCAACTTCGGGTTCGTCAAAAACCTGCTCGGCGACATCATCGGGGCGCTCAAAGATGTCGGCCGGGCGGTGTCGGACGCGCTCGGCTGGCTGGGGAAACTGCCATCCAAGGCCAGCGGCCTGCTGGGCAAGGTGACCGGCGGCATCGGCTCCATCCTGTCGGTGCCCGGCGGCGGCGGCCCGGTGGCCACCCCGGTGAACATCACCGTCTACGCCACCCCCGGCGACGACCTGCCCGACGTGGTCTATCAGGCGTTACGGAACTATCAGCGCCGCCACGCCCGCCCCGAGCTGCGCATCCTGTTCGGCGGCTGATATGGCCGGCCTGCCGGCAGGAAAATGGGACAGCGGCCGGTGGGGCCAATCGTCGTGGTATCAGCCGGTGCCGCCGTCGACGGCCGGGTGGGGTGCCGACTGGCGCTGGTGGCTGCAAACCGGCTCGGCGGTCACCGAGCTGGCCGGGCTGGTGGTGGAGGCCCGCTGGACCACCGACGCCCACACCGCCGGCGACGGGACCTTCCGCGGCGACCTGCAGCCCGGCAAACTCACCCTGCGGCTGTGGGACCCCGGCCACGCCCTGGACGACATCGACCTGATGGCCGTGGTCTTCGCCCACTACCGCCCGGCCGGCCTGAGCTTCGTCTGGTTCGTCGATTCGCTCACCCGCGGCCTGTACGCCCCCGGCGACCCCGCCGACGCCGACACCGTGATCAGCGGGCTGGGCTGGCCCGCCCGCCTGACCGTCGGCACCACCACCGCCATGCAGCTCGGCCAACAGTCGGCCGCCACCCGGCTGACCACCGTGGCCGACACCCTCAACACCAACCACGCCCAGATGATCCTGCCCCCGGTGGCCGCCGACATCGCCGGCCAATCCCAGCTGGTCGCCCCCACCGCCGCCGACGCCACCACCGGCCTGTACCCGTCGTACCTGCAAGCCTGCCGCGATGCCGCCACCTTCGGGGTGTGCTGGCTGCAAGCGACCGGCGGCGCCGCCGACGGCTCCACCGGCGCCCTCACCCTGGTCTACCGCCGCTGGGAAACGGTGAATATCCGCCCGCTCGACGCCTCCCAGGTGGTGGCCGGCCCGCCCGTGTCGCGGGCCATGGGCTGGGTGCTGACCCAAACCCAAACCCAGCCGCTCGACTACCACACCGCCGGCGGCGGCTCCCTGCCCGTCGTCTACGGCGCCAGCTCGAGCACCGACATCTACGGAATCGTCAGCATCGGCCCCATGCGGGTATGGGACCTGGTCAACGGGTCCGGCCCCGCCTACCTGCCCATCATCAGCACCATGAGCCAGCTGCTGGCCGACCACTCCCAGTCGGACAGCAAATATCTGTCCACCGTGTCACTCCAATCGGGTGCCCGCTGGACCAAGGCCGGCCGGCCGTCCACCAACGCCTGGGACCCCACCGCCCATGTGTTCGCCCCCGACGACGTGGCCGACTACGTCGACCCGGCCACCGCCGCCCACCAGCGCTACCGGGTGGTCCAATCCGACCACACGCTCAACGCCAAGGTGTGGCAGACCACCCACACCCTGGAGGCCTACACCGCCGCCACCGCCCTGCCAGCCTAAAGGAACACCTGCTATCCCAAAGGAACACCTGTGACCCCGAAGGAATACCTGTGACCCCGAAGGAATACCTGTGACCACCACCAACGGCGCGCCGCGCGCCGCCCCTATCGGCCGGCTGACCGTCAACACCGGCGACGACATTCTGGCCTCGTGGGGTAACACCACTTTCGACCAGTCGGTGGAATGTTTCGCTTCGAACACCGACCGCGACACCCAATGGCCGTCCCCCCACGACGGGGCCGCCTGCTACACCGTCGACACCGCCACCTTCTGGGTGCGCCTGGCCGGCGTATGGCAGCCGGTGGCCGGGCCGGGCCGCCCGCCGACGACGGGCGGATCGAACGTGGCCACCTACACCGACGCGCTCGGCGACCTGTGGATATCGAAGAACGGGGTGAACGGCGGCGCCTGGCGGCGGCCCCGCGACGTGCTCCACGCCCGAATGTGGCGTTCCGCCGCCTTCAGTCTCACCGCCACGGTCACCAGCCTGAACTTCGACACCGTCGAACGCGACCCCTACGGTCTTTACACCGGCGCCGCCTTTTCCTGCCCGGTGGCCGGCCTGTACCAGGTGACCACCGCCATCGGTTACACCGCCAACGTGACCAATCTGTCGGCCACCGTCAGCGCCAGCCGTAGCGCCGGCCCCGCCTACTGCATCGGCGGCATCGTGTCCGGCACGGCCACCGGCGGCGCCGGCCGCATGCTCGGCACGTCCGGCCCCATGGCCTGCGTGGCCGGCGACAACCTGGCCGTCCAGATTTTCGCCGGCACCACCACCGCCGGCGCCCCCGGCCAGTACATCACCTGGGCCACCTTCAGCTACCTGGGCAGCGGATGATGGCCGTTTTCGATTGCGCCGTCTGGCGGCCGATATCGGCCAACACCGGCGGCGCCCTCCACCCGATAGGCCTGGTGTTACATCACGCGGTGGCCGAAGGATCGCTTCACAGCTTTTTCAACAGCCCGGCGGCCGAGGTTTCCGCCCACTTCTGGGTGGCCCGCGACGGCACCGTCGAGCAGTACGTCGACAGCGAACGGGTGGCCTGGCACGGCCGCGACCTGAACGGCCAGTACTGCGGGGTCGAAACCGAAGGCTGCTCTGCCCCGCCGCACGCCGAGCCGATGACCGAGCCCATGGTGGCCGGCCTGGCCGCCGTCTACGCCGAAGGCGCCGGCCGCCACGGCTGGCCCAACGCGCTGGCCGAGCAGGCCGGCCAGCCCGGTTTCGGCTACCACCGCATGCCCGGCGGGGTCAACACCGCCTGCCCCTGCGATATCCGTCTGGCCCGCCGCCCCGACATTCTCGCCCTGGCCTTCGGCGGTACCACCGCCGGGCCGCCACCAGCCCCGGAGGACGATCCGATGATCCCAGCCCCCTGCGTGTTCGTCACCGCCGACGACGTCCAGCAAGTGTTCTACGTCGACAGCCACGGCCAGCTCGCCCACCACTACGCCGGCGGCGACGGCCGCTGGCACGGCGAGACACTCGGCGCCGGCTGGGACCCCGACACCGGCCTGGCCCACGCCCTCTCCACCGCCGGCGCCGCCCAAGTGTGGGGCACCCGCGCCGACGGCCGCCGGGCGCAGTGCTACTGGAACGGCCGCCAGTGGGTCACCCAGCTGCTATGAGCCTGCTGGCCACCTACCTGGCCAACCGGCCGGCTGGCGAACCCGAGGTCTACCTGATCGCCGCGGTCACCGTGTTCGCGGTGGCGTTGGCCCTGGCCGGCTGGTCGCGCGACCTGTGGCGCGCCCTGTGCGCCGCCGGGCTGGGTTTCCTGGCCCTGGCCCTACTCACCCACTGACCCGGCGTGGAGGAACGCGCCCGCCGCGAGCGGCGCCGGATGCTGGCCGCCTACGCCGTCATCACGCTGGCCGCGAGCGCCCTGGGCGTGGTCATCGCCCTAGCCCTGGTCGCCCTGTTCGACTGACCCCGCGCGACCGGGCCGGCAGTCCTAAGGGGAACCAACTGCCGGCGCCGGGCCACGGGTATGGCACCCGCCAAACTACTAGGGTGACTGCCAATCAACGCTCGAAGGCCGACACCGGACCAGGGTGACGGCCTTCCGATGGAACCCAATAGGGAGGTTCCTTATGGCCCACACTAGACGCCCCCACCCGGCCGACCCTTCGCGGCCGATGACGCCCGCCGATAGGAACAGTTATCGGGAACAGTTATCCCGGTGACGGCCGCTGATCGCCGGGCCGGGCCGCAGGGGGGTCCCGTCGGGGAAGTCGGGCGCGGCCCGGCCGGCATACCCGAAACGGAGGAACAGTTCCTGGGGTGGGTGAAAGACGCCGCCCACGCCTTCCGCTGGCAGGTGTACCACACCCGCGATTCCCGCGGCTCCGACCCCGGTTTCCCTGATCTGGTCCTGGTCCGCCAGCCCCGCATCATCTTCGCCGAGCTGAAATCGGCCGGCGGGCGCATGTCGGCCCACCAGAAGCTGTGGCTGGCCGCCCTGCTCGGCTGCCCGGTAGAGGTCTACCTGTGGCGACCGGCCGACCGGCCCGACATCGAAATGATCCTGCGGGACGACCGGCGGACCGAACGGTGAGCTACCCGCATATCCGTGCCGCCCGCGACGTCGAAGGCCTCGACCCGACCGCCCGCCACGTACTCATCGTGCTGGCCACCTACACCAACCGGGAAGGGCTGGCCTGGCCGTCGCTGCCGACCTTGGCCGCCGTCACTGGCCTGCACGTGTCGACCGTCCGCCGGGCTTTGCAGCGGGCCACCCTTTGGACGGCCCTGGAAACCCGCGAGCGGACTGGCCGCCCCACCGTCTACAACCTGGCACCCCTCGCGCCAGCGCCACCCCTCGCGCCAGCGCCACCCCGACCCCTCGCGCTGAGCGTCCCGACCCCTCGCGCCAGCGCCCCAAACCCCTCGCGCCTGGTGGTAGCCGAAGGCAGTGAAGGCTATAAGAACAGCGCGCCGCGGCCGTTCGCGTTCCCGGTCGCGGTCGACCTGTCCCACCTAGATCCGAAACTCCGCGGCCACGCCGAGCGGGCCGCCCGCCGCGGCGGACAGGAAACCACCGCCCAACCCACCATCTGGGAGGCCTGATGCCCTACGACTGGGATCAACACGACCGCCGTCTCGTGTGGCGCCAATCACCCTGGTGGCGACGCCTGTGGGCCTGGCTGGTCGGCTGGTGAGCCACCCGGCCTGCCACCGCTGCCACGACACTGGCCTGGTCGACAGGTTCCGCGCCATCGACGACGACCGGGCCGATAGCGGCCGGCGCCTGGTCCTCGACGTGTTCCGCTGCGCCTGCCACGCCGGCGAACAGGTATCCGCCCGGTTCAAGCTCGACCCCACCGACCGCGAACCCGAGAGCGCTCTAGACCAGGCCACCGCGCCCTGCCGGTTCTGCTCCGGGACCGGCAGGGCGCGGCTGGGCGATCTGCCCTGCCCCGGCTGCGCCGGCTACGGCCACCTACCAAACCCGGCTCGGCCGCGATGACTAGTCCCGATAATCCGGCTTATCCGCACCGCTGCGAGGTCGTCAGTTTGCACCGTCTGGAGGACGGCACGCGCACGATCGAGATCGCACTACCGGCCGCGGCGTCTCTCGTCGCACTAGGGACAGTGGTCGAGCTATGGCTTCCCAATCGCCATGACGGATGACGGCTCTTATCAGGACGGCCTTTACGGTTGGGATCTGGCGATCCCCGAGCCATTTTGGGTGCGCCGGTGGCTCCGTTGGCGCCCAGCCTGTTATGAGCACCGTCTTACATTCCGCTCCCGACTGGAGCACGACGAGCACTATGTCAGGGAACACCAGTGAGGCTCGTGTACGCCGACCCGCCCTATGTCGGCTGCTCGGGCCGCTATGACCACCCAGACGCGGCCCGCTGGGACAACCCGGCCGAGCATGTCGCCCTGATCGCCGAGCTCGACGCCGAATATGACGGCTGGGCGCTCTCCTGCTCCACTCCGTCAAGCCGGACCCTGTGGGCGGCTGCGCCGGAACGTGCTCGGCTTGGCGCGTGGACGAAACCGTTCGCCGCGTACAAGGCCAACGTTCGCATCGCGTACGCGTGGGAGCCGGTCATCTTCGCCCCCGGCCGCGACCGCTCAGCGGATGGCGCACCGGTCGGGCGCGACTTCCTGGCCGAACCGATCACCCTGCAACGCGGGCTGGTGGGCGCCAAGTCTGAGCGGTTCTGTCGGTGGATTCTCACCCTGCTCGGCTATGTCCAGGGCGACGATTTCACGGACTTGTTTCCGGGAACCGGAGTCATGGGGCGCGTGCTCGCCCAAGGGGTGTTCGACCTTGCCTAGTCCCTATTATCCGCAAGTCCACATCGACCACGATGTCCGGTCGTACTTGCCCGACTTCGGATGGGAATGGGTGGCCAACGATGAGGGTTACGTTCATCTCAGCTGCGGTCGCCGTGGGAGTGACAGTCTCGTTGGGGTCTACGTAACGCTCAAGGGCCGCTGGCTGGAGAAGCTGGGCGACCTGCTGTGACAGTTCCCGTGTCGCCGCCCCAGGCCCCCGCGACAACGGAGCCGCCGCTCCCGGTCACACCGGGATGCCGACCGTCCGACCCGGGCTGCGCCGTCGGCCTGCAACCAGCGGAGGGACGCGGATGAGAACGCTCCGTCGCAAATGGGACGTGGTCGGGGTTGGCTTGCTAGTCGCCGCCCTGACCGCCGTGCTGATCGTGTGGGCATCGTGAACGACAGCACACAGTCCCGAGATACTGACGTGTATCCGCGGAACGCCGGTGCCGCCCTGGCTGCTGCGAAGTGGTGCGTTGATCAGCTTCTATTCAACGAGTACCCGAAATGTGACCGCTGCGGGCACGGCGACCACTTCCACCGGCTCGATGATGCGACCAATGTGAGCCCGACAGACCCCGAGGCGAAGTTCCGTTGCATCTGGCCGCTGCCCGAAGGGCCGCCCGTTCAACTGTGCGACTGCCCCGATTATCTGGCTTCGGTGAACCAATGACCGATAATGACGTTTATCGGCATTATCGGGGACAGCTACTCGACCTGTTCTGCGGCGCCGGCGGCGCCGCAATGGGCTATCACCTCGCCGGGTGGGAGATAACCGGCGTCGACATCGCGCCCCAACCTCACTACCCGTTCAAGTTCCGCCAAGCCGACGCCATGACCTGGCCACTCGAAGGCTACGACGCCATCCACGCGTCGCCACCCTGCCAGGACCATTCCGCCCTGGCCGCCCTTCACGCCGAACACGGCACCGGGTGGATGCTCGCCGCCACCATCGACCGACTACGACCGCTCACGGTCCCATGGGTGGTCGAGAATGTCGTCGGTCGTACCGTCACCATGGACGGCTGGTGGTTCACGCTTTGCGGATCGAGTTTCGACCTGGGAGTGCGCCGGCATCGGCGTTTCGGATCGAACCGGCTCCTGCTGGCGCCCGGCTGCCGCCACGACCTGCAACCGCGGCCTATCGACGTGAGCGGTACCGGCGCACGCCGGCTAGGCGACCGCACTACCGGCAGCGGTGGCAACAATCGCAAGCCGCGCACGCTCACCGAGGCCCGGCAGGCCATGGGCATCTACTGGACGACCCGCGCCGAGCTATCGCAGGCCATCCCGCCCGCCTACACCGAGTGGATCGGCGCCCAACTGTGACCGATAACGGCACTTATCGGGACGGCCTACTAATCCATCCGCGCCCACAGGAGCAGCAGACGCAAGGGCCACGGATCAAGGATGGCGATTGCCACTATGACCGTTGCCGAAACGTCCTTTGCCCCTGCTACCAAGAGGGACTTACTGATGGCCAGTCCCGATAACCCCGGATATCCGCAGGTCGTGGCCTAAATGGTGACAGAATATGGTCATGCCGGACCGGCCGCGTCGGGTGCTGCCAGGCGGTTCGACACAGGGCCACGGCACCCGTGCCTGCTATATCTCCGGCTGCCGTGACGCCCGCTGTCGAGCCGCGAACGCCGCCTACATGAAACACTGGCGCGACGATCACCCCGAGCGGGCCAACCCGTCCCGATACATCGACTACCAGGCGCGACGGTGACCCCGCCCCGTTCGATACCCCCGGCCGGCAAATATCGGGAGCCCTCCTATCGGCGGGCACGGCAGGCGTGGGTGGCACGGGTGGCGACCGGATCGGTGGTGTGCCACCTGTGCGGGCGGGCCATCACCGGCGGCCCCTGGGATTTCGACCACCAGCGCGGCGGCGGCGGCCTCCACCCCGCTCACCGCGGCTGCAATCGCAGCGAAGGCGCCGGGTGGAAGAAGAAACAGCGGCTGGCCTCCGGCGGCGGCCGCCGTTGATCGAACGCGTTTCTCCGGCCGGGAACTCCTGGGAC